AAGGAACTTATTGAAAATGTAATTTAATAAACACCACAGACATTATGACAGTAAACATCCTAAGCAGATACAGCAAAGGGATATTCAGACACATAGTTAAAACTAACTTAGGTATGACCTGCTGTGACGCTAGAGACTTTGACAATAAGAGAATGTTAAAGTATCCAGAAGCTATCATAAGCGGATATAAGAAAGGAGCTTTACAGACAGTACAATTTAAGCCGGAAGGATTAGACACTTGGGTAACGTTATTTAGCAGAACTGGTAAGAGAGTTAAATTGATAGATGAATCAATACTAGCCGCCCTTACAGTAGGAACTATCAACAGCATGTATAACACTACCAACTTACTGAGTATGAATCAATATAAAGCAGTCAACAGTAAGACATGGGCAAGCATGGCTTTCATAATGAATAGTTAAACGTTAACTCATAACGATTCTAAATAAGATTCTAGCTAGCCTTCTTTAAAGTAACAGTAGGGAACCTGCTAAATAATTCGTATCTTTAGGTATAATAGAAAGAGATAATAACATGACAGAAACTAGACCATTACATTACCGGTACAGCCAAGAGCATTTAGAACTTAACAAGTCTAAGCTAGCACAGACAGAGACTAACGATTGTGTGGTTAAGGCCATAGCAGCAGCAGCCGGAGTATCGTACGAAGCCTCTCACGCATTTGCCGGAGACTATCTAATGAGAACAAACAGAGCCGGGACACATCTAAAAATGTTCCTGCCAAACATCTCAAGAGAGCCAATGTTAATGGGATGCAAGAGCGTAATATTTAATGGGCTAGAGGAAATGAGAATAACAAACCGCTACAAAGTACATGGGCAGGTAATAAGGAGGAAGAAGACGGTTAAATCTTTCATCCAGGATAACACTAAAGGGTCATTTGTAGTAACGGTAGCCGGACATGCACTAGCAGTCGTTGATGGAGTCTTAATAGACAATGCAGGGGAGGAATATAGAATGACTAGAAAGGTCATAGCGGCGGTAGAGGTAAAGTCTGTGGTAACCAACAAGCAACTAAGACTTCTTTAAAAGGTAGAGGTAGAGGCTAAGTAGACCGGAGTACTTAAGAGAGGAGTACTCTGGTGATAGTCACTCACTGGGTAGGTATACCGTACGTACTACGTATATTATATACTATCAATACAAACATATTTAATATTAATATAGGTAGTTATACCTGGTAAGGGGAGTCTATGTGACAAATATATTTCTGAGAGATTTTAGGCCTTTACCCAATATATATCTATATTAAAGTATAATCCCCTATATTTATAAGTGTTATGGAGTCAATAGAAGATATAATGCACCAATCCATACAGGCCGGACTTAGAGACGAGCTACTCTCTAAAGTATCTCTCGCCCGTATACATAACCCGCACCGTGTTCTAGAAGAAACCTACAACACTATATACAAAGAATTAATGAACCTAAATAAAGACTTTCAGAATCCAATTCCCAACCTTTATGATAAATTCAGAAAACCGTAGGATTTTTTTTCCAAAATTTTTAGTGTCTTAATGATCAAATTGAATCCCGGGCAAGTGGCATGGTTCTTAAACCTTCCATACTATCTAGTAAAATGTCGGCTTATAAAGTATATTCAATTCATCTCTCAGAGAGTATCTAAGTTTTTATTCAAATATTTTTACTTCCTTACCCTCCTTTCTATCTTTCTTATCTTAAGAAGTGACATTCTTATTAGAAGTTATACTTGTTTTACTAAAAAAGCAAGCTTTTTGCAGTAGGTTCTTAAAAAAAGATTCCGTATCTTTAGATTATGAGAGATCAAGATAGGATCATACCGATCAAACACATCAACAAAGAAGGAGCCCGAGAACTGGTTCCCCACCTTTTAGATAGTACTTTCAGTGATCCGCACTATTACACTCTAGAGCCCTCCCAAGATCCTGTGAGAGCTGCAGAAGGCTGGTCGGATGTAGTGTATTATAGCGGGCTTAGTAAGTCCTGACAAGCAATACCTTGTAAGATCAACATAGACTAAGTGGTATAACCCGGCTTAAAACTGTCGAAAGGTAGTATAAACTTGTGGGTAATATAGATATATATGCTGGTAGGTTTGCGGAGTATTGTGAAAACCTACACTTTCTTAGTGGTGCCCTGGATAACCGTAGTACTTAAATAATAGTAGGTAACATTAGGGAGACGTAGTGTATCTTAGGTGTCTTGCACGTTTAACTTTACCACTGTGTGGTTAGGTTAGAATCGTGGTTTTCTACCTTAAACACGGGATTTAAAGATAATACATGTAATAGTTGCTAACCGTAAAGAAAAATCGTATATTTACGTAAATGAAGCATAATACTAAAAACACCGGGTACCCTATTAGATTGGAACTATTACTAACAATCATCATATTATTCTTATTTAGAGTGGGATTTGTACCGGATCCTACCCATGTATTGGATAGAATCATCGACTTTATAGCGGAAACATCATTGGTGATGTTCTGCGTAGTCGCAGTAAATATGTACTTATCCGGTAAGGATACTGAAGGATTCCTGTGATAAGTTACCTAGTATATGCCGTTAGTGCATTAGCTGCGGCTAATCTAATATTCCTATATGTATTGAGTACGTTTAGGGTTAAGTTGAAAGACTTTAAGACTACCATTGCAAGTCAAGATAGTACGATTGAAAAACTCACCACGTTTATTAATAATGCAGATGTACAACTCACTTTAAAAAACACTCAAACAGAAGGTAAGGTGGAGAGTAGGTTGGTAGGTATGGAATCTCGTCAAGAAGTAGCGATAAAAGATCTACACTGGAAGTTAAAAGGCTTTCAGAACAATTTTATGAATAACTATTAAGAGCCTATTTATTAAAAACAACTATATAAAACATAAGCATGTCAGACAACTTCAGCATTCAGTCATTCATACAAAAGACTAGAAACAAAGACTATGAAGCATCAAAAGGAAGTAAAAAGAACCCTAAGGTACTGAGAAGAGACTTGAAGGAGAATTACCAAGCACTACCTGGTGAGAGGATAGAGGGACTCTTACATATAGAACTTAAACGTGAATTCTTAGCAGCGTTTATGAGGTTGTATGAGAACTTGATAGAGGATGATGATATGTTCGAACTAGAAGACGTTATAGCTCATCTTGCAAACGAAATGGAGAATGAAGTAAATACTAACTCCTCAGAATGGAACCAGGTAAATGAAGTAGAGGAGGAGGAAATCGACACACCGGAAGAAGAGGTAGAGCTTGACATACCGGAGGAAGATATAGAACTAGCCTCACCGGGAGAAAGCGCAGATTCAAAAGAAATATTTAGTAAGCTAGTAGATGCTTACGAAGCAGCTAAAACTCTAGGAGATGATAAACTTACCAGACAATTAGCCAACACAATTACATACTTTAACAAGAGTGTAATTTTTGGAGACATTTAAGAAGTATTTTATATGGAAAATTTTAACTTAAGAAAATACCTTAAAGAAGGTAGTTTACTAAAAGAAGAGACAAGCGGAACAACATTTATACCAAACTCTGGTACTATGAGCGAAGATGTGACCCATCCTTCATGGGGTTCAGCCTTTAAACATTTAAAAGAAAATTTTTATAAAGCTTTTGATAAGTTTCAAGAATTTGAATCTAAAAACCCATCCCATAAAAGTATTCAAAAAATAAACGATATCTTTTCTAAACTCGAATCCAAATATGATATTGATGCTGACAATATAGAAGAAGCAGACAAATTCTTACAGGAAAAAGAGATGAGGGAGCTTGAATACTACTACCAACAAATTATAACATACATAGCCGGACAAAACTTAGGGTTAGATTCAGGGGAAGATATTGAAATGAGAAGATGGGCATAAAAGAGTAAATAAAATATGTTTTGCAAGGACACATAGACACTTATATATTTAAAAAAAAATAAACAATGAATAATTTTGACATGGCAGCCTACCTTAGAAAAGGCGGTATTAACGGAAGAAGCGTTATTAATGAAGATGTAGATACTAAGAGTATCGATAGGGAAGCACTAAGTAAAGACTTTACATACCTAGACGATAAGTTCGAGGAGGAGAGAATGTATGGAGTCCCGGACTTAGATGTAATAACCGGTCTACTGGAAGCAGGTGACTTAGAAGTAGCGGTTGATGAGTTTGTATATGCATACTCTGACCAAGATGGAGGCGAAGGTGCTGCAGGTGTATTAGATATGATGTATGAGTCTGCGAAGGAGAAGTTTGAAAATTATACATTAGGAGCAATTAAAGAAGACGGTTCTAACGAAACTCTTTTAGATTTCAATGGTCAAAAAGTTAGGTACAGCAGCATTGAAGTAGACGGAGTAGATTCTGGAGATTACCCGGACTTTGCAGATGCTTTCATATCCTACGCTGAGTATGAAGATGGAACAGAACTTACATACGATGAACTAGATGCATTTTATGACGAGTATAATGGTATAGCTTCGGAAATGGCACTAGACACGCTTACTGAAAATAAAAGGAATGGGAGAATATTCAAGAGAGTAAAGCTTATTAAAGAAGATAGAGCTCCTGGGTTTACAACTAGAGGACAAGGAGAACCATTACCAACATTAGAAGGTATTCAAGCAGCTTACGAAGCTAAGAATAAGGTAAAAGAAGACGAAGTTTACGATGGTGAATATTTTGGAGGTATTGACGAACTATTTGCATACATTAGAGACAATAATATAGACCCTTCAGACGCTTTAGAAGCAATAGGTCAAGAATTCGGAATCAATTTCGAATTCGGAGCAGGTCACGGGAGAATGTAAGAAGGAAAATTAAATGAAACCGGTACAAAACAAGACATCAAAGACATAGAAGACTCAGGTAATATAGATATAGCTTATGCAAAAGCTATGGCTATATTGAAAAAATTAGTAAAAAAATAAAAGTAAGGTACGGAACGTATAAGAAACCCTAAAGAGTAGTTATGAACTTAGATAAGATGTTCTCGATGTTTAAGGTAACAGAGGAGGAGACGGAAATACTACACAGTGAGCAGGTATTGTCTTATAAAAACCATGCACATTTTTACTTGGGACTGTTTCATAAAATGATTAACAGGGAAGATTCTATCGCCTTCGCAGCATTGATACAGTCCCTCCATGTAGATGATACTACACAAGCAGATATCATAGTAGTAAGTAAATACTTAACCTACAATCACGCTTATAACTACCTCGCTACTATTAAATTAGAGAGCGTAGAACACCTACAGCAACTAGCAACCTATGACAATTCAGACTTTGAAGGAGCTGTGGGTAAAGCAATACAGTATTTCATAGAAGAGGAGGAATATGAAAAGTGTAACTTCCTTAAGAAAGTTTTAGACCTAACCCTACTTTCTAGTAAATAAGTTGCTATAGTACTTCACCGGCGTTATATTACAATATAACAACCGAAATTACATATGAAGTATAGAGATAGCATAAATATAAAAATCGAAGTTTTAGAGAACGACCTTAAGATATTAAGGATGATCGTCCAGCGAGCGGAACCCATTAAGAGGTATATTGACCACTTAGAAGCTACAGAGGAACATTTAGCAGAAGTTAAGAACCTAATTGCATTAGAATCTCTGAGCGCCTCTGAAGTTGCTAGGTAACGTAAATTAACGTATCTTAGAGTAATGAATCTAACAGCAGAACAAATACAGGAGAACTGGGAACTATTCTTAAAGAATATAGATACCTATATATCTTCCCCCAGGAAGGAAGAACTAACTAAGTTCTATGTAGACCGGGTAGATAGGTTTATAGTAATGCCTGCAGCTGCAAATACAAACTTTCACAACTGCTTCCCCGGTGGGTATGTTGAACATGTTAATAGGGTAGTAAAAGCTGCCATAGAAGTTAGAGAGTTATGGTCTAAATTCGGTGCTGATATGGAAACATTCACACTAGAAGAATTAGCATTCTCAGCAATTAACCACGACTTGGGTAAAGTAGGGGATGCTACTAACGACCTTTATATACCTTCTGATAACGATTGGAGAAAGAAGAACCTAGGGGAGATGTATTCTTATAATAAGGAAGTAGCATTCATGACAGTACCTGACAGGTCACTATACTTGCTACAGGAGGTAGGTATTAAATACTCACTTAATGAAATGTTAGCGATTAGAGCCCATGATGGACTTTATGACGATGCTAACAAAGGGTATTATATATCAAGAATACCGGAAAGTAGACCTAAATCAGTCATACTATTTATACTACATCAAGCAGACTTCTTAGCCTCAGAGGTAGAAAGGCACCTACATGCCCCAACTAGAGATACATCAAAGAACTTTACCGCTGCTCCTAAAGTAGGAGCTCAAGCTAAGGTAAGAACTAAAGTACTTAGTAACATTAAAAGTAACGGTCTACAGGGGGTAATGTCAAACTTTTTCAATGAATAATTTAGAAATAGTAATAACCGTAAGTATAGTAGTAAACATAATACTATTATACATCAGTAGAAACCTACTGAAGAAGAATGAAAAACAGGAAGATGTGATGGCGGAGTACTTGCTTTACATGGACCGTTTATCTAAGACTATTGAATACGCACAAGAAGCACTTACTAAGATAGATACGAGAGGTATCTTCGAAGCAGATGATGAGATTGGATGGTTCTTTAAGACAGTTAAACAACTACAGGGAATGTTAAACAAGTTTAGACTAATTAATGAAAATGGAACCGATACAGAAGGAGAAAACGAAGAAAAAATCAAATAATTACTTCACCCACGATACAGAGCTTGCAATAAATAGATATAATGTATCAGAGGATTACGATGAGAAAAATGTAATTTATCGAGATGAAATACAATATCCATTCTTTAAACTTACTCAAAACATAATACATACCTTCAAGTACTATTACACTGAAGAGACTAACTTAGAAGACCTACAGCATGAAGTAATAACATTCTTACTTAGTAAATTACATAAGTTCGATCCAACGCATGGAGCAAAGGCATACTCTTATTTTGGAACTATCGCTAAGAGGTACTTGATAGCTTCTAACCAGAAAAACTACAAAAAGAGACTTCAGACAATATCACTAGAGCATATTAACATAGAGAGGGAAGAAGACTCCAGTATACACCTAGGAGCGATAAACTTAGAGGAAAATACACCTGAAGAACTGCTACTTCAGCAAGAAACAGACTTAACTAGATTCATGGAAGAGTATATAGAACACTGTTCTAAGAATATCTACGAACTGTTTCCTAAAATAGAGCATGCTAAGATTGCAGATGCTATATTAGAATTATTTAGAAAACGGGATTCTATCACGGTGTTTAATAAGAAAGCATTATACATCTACATCCGTGAAATAACAGACGTGAAGACTTCTAAGATAACCAAGATAGCTAAAATATTAGGTAGTATTTATAAGAAACACTATATATTCTACTTGGAGAACGGGTATACAGGCTTCTAAACTAAACTACTTTCTATTTATTAGTATAAATAAGACTAGAATCCTATGAGTTTAGATAAAATAGTATTTAAAGATAAAAAGTTTGCAGACATACTGGAAGAGATATATAACAACCAGAAGAAGAAGAGCAAGCAGATAACAGCTATGATAAGGGAATTACAACCTCTAATACAGGATACAGGAGATGCAACTGTAATAGTGCCTTTGATAAGGGAGTATTTAGATGCCGGTATTAAGAACGATGACCACCTAATCAAAATGGCCACCATAGTACAGAGAATCTTAAATACACAAGAACCAGGAACAGATTCATACCTAATCTCAGAAGAGGAGATTGAACAGTTGATGAATGAAGTTAATAAGATAGAAAGTAACAAAGGCTAGTGGAGTTTGAAGTAGCAGTAGTAAGTGATATTGTACTAAATAGTGATAGTGAATTCTTCGCTGATGCAGGACAATGGGATGGAATAGGAGCTATTAGCTTCACGAAGGTTAAAGGTATTAAACGGAAATCAACCGGATTAGCATTCCCATACTTCTCCAACCTATCAAACTACCCCCTAAGGAACGAACTAGTATATATTTTTAAATTACCCTCAGCAGATATACAAGAAAACACAGAGAAGGAAGTCTACTACTACCTTACACCACTAAACCTCCAGAATCACCCAAATAACAACGCTTTACCTAACATATTTAACAACAACTACCTACCGGAATCCGAACAGAGAGATTACAAGCAGACATCTATAGGAGCTACTAAGAAAGTAGTGGTGAGTAATACAAAACTAGACTTAGGTGATTACTTTAGGGAGAGTTCTCAAATTAAACCTTTAAAGAAATTTGAAGGTGATGTTATTATAGAAGGTAGGGTAGGTAATTCGATTAGATTCGGCACTACATCAATACAAGCTGGAACACCTCTTAATAATTGGTCTGTTAACGGGTATAATGGACAGCCAATAACTATAATAAGGAACGGGCAAGGTAAACAAGGAGCAGTAGGCTTCTTACCGACAGAGGAGAACATAGATAATGACAACTCAAGTATATACCTTACAAGCACTCAACGGATACCTATTACCCCTAGTAGTACTAACGATTACTACAGTTATACATACCTAAGGGAGAACGCACAAGGAATACTAATACCGGGAGTAGTACCACAACCCGCTAATCAATATAGCGGAGACCAGGTATTATTAAACTCAGGGAGGGTATTTATTAACAGTAAAGTTAGCAGCATCTTTCTAAGTTCTGCAGAAACAATAAACCTAAATAGCATACAGAGTGTAAACATAGATACAGAAGCTCTAGTAGTATCAGCAGGATTAATAAGGTTAGGTGAACCGGATGCAATAGAGCCTCTACTCTACGGGGATAGAACAGTGGAAGTATTGGAAGATATCGTATCATTACTGAAGAGTATATTACAAGCAGCAAAAGGAGCTACTGCAGGTCCTTTCCCGGTAGCCTCCCTTAATGCTATCGGAACACTAGAAACTACATCAATACAGTTACTAGAGGAGCAATTAAAACATTTAAAATCAACAACAACCTTTACTGCTTAGTAGACTATGGAAGGAAAACTAAAACTTCGTCGTGCTAAGAGAGATAAAGCCACAGCAGCTAGTGAGCAGGTGCGGATTAAAGGAGGGGTGAGAGCGCTATTAACCAGTGGGTTAGATTTCTCTAAATCAACCGTCACCTTGAAAGGACAAGATAAAGTAAACCAGTTAATACTAGAGCAGATAGCTAAGCTTCAAAACTTTATGGTAGAGCAAGTAAGTAAGCTCTCAGAAGAGCTAGGTATTTCCGAAATAGAGCTCAATGAACCTTTAATTACAATACCTCCCGCTGCAACTTTACCAAAGGATCTAAATTTACCACCTATACCCTCTAGCTTTAACACAGATATAAGGAACCTAGTACTGTCTCCTATTAAGGTAGAGATATCAAAACTAAGCACAGTAAATACTCTTATAGAAGATCAATTCACAGAGCAGTTAAAAACCTACGACTTTGAAACCTTAGGTGATACTGAAAAAGAAGCAGCACTAACCCTTTCAAAAAAATACGCTAAGCAACTATCAATGCAATGGTTGCAAGGTCAAAAACCACCGTATTGCCCATCACCCGAAAAGTCGAAAGAGTTACTTAAGAAACTTAACAACCTATTAAGTAAAGTAGAGGATACATCTAGAATATTAAATATAACCTCCATGGGGTTGAATACACTGACGCAAGTGGCAAACGGAACTTTAACCGCAATAAGCGCACTCTCACTGATTAAAATAGCTGCAAATCAAGCAACAAAAGCACTTCCATTCACCCCGGGAATTATAACCTCCTTAATAGTAGATCTAGGAGATGGTCTGCAGATAATGAAAGAGAAACCGGACGGAACCCCTAGAATGCCTAAAATCAAAAATGCATTAAGCACAGGAGCGACATATATAACAGTAGCAGCAGTAATTATGAATGCTGTAGTCAAAATACTAACTATCTTTATAGAAATTCTAAAATCCTGTGGGGAAGAGCCGAATGAAATAGGGGAACAGACTAAAAAGGTAATAGAACAAGATGAAGTACGGCAGGGAAGTAATACAAACGAATCCTACAACGGCTTTACGTTCGAAATAGTAGACCGAGTACTGCCCAACGACCCGACTGTAATAAGGAGAGCAGCACAAGCGATAAACACAGAAGGTATAGTTGGTATAGAGACAGAACCTTCCTTTACGCAAAACCCGAAGATATTAATAGAAGAATTAAAATTGATTATCGATAGAGATAACCTAAAAGCATACTAGTAAATATTTATAAAGAGATGAAATCTACAGAACTAAAGAAACTAATAAAAGAAGCAGTCAAGGAAGCAATTGGAGAAGAGATGCGAGACATTCTTCTAGAAGCAGTGAAGACACCTAGACAAGCAGTCACTGAACACCAAATACCCTCAGTAGACACCTCACATCAAGAGAGCAACCTACAAGAAACCCGGAGTAGGTATGCGGATGTATTAAACGGTATGGTTAATGAAAACTCACGTACTATCTCTATGAATTCAAGTCACGCTCAAGGATACGCACCACAACCTGCTACTAACACCACAGCTCAAGGCTCAGCACTTCCTCCAGGAGAGGTGAACATGGATCAAATAATGGGATTTATAAGTAAGAGGTAATGGCTATTAATGCAACTAGAATATACCCAATAGATAATATACCAAGCAAAGCTGTGGGTATTTCTATACCCTTTAATGGGCCTGCAGTATTTAGATCTAACTACACCACAAAAGACGCCATTAGAAACAGTCTAATAAACCTACTTTTAACCGGACCTAACGAAAGGCCGTTTAAACCTGGTTTCGGAGCAGGGTTGCAAACTTTTGTGTTTGAGCAATTAGCACAAGATAATATAGAAGGTATACAGGACTATATTGAAGTTGTAATAGGAGAATACTTTCCTAACATACGAGCTACTGTGGAACTGAGAGCAGAGGAGAGTCGAAATTCACTATACACGGTCATAAACTACACAATAACCAATACCGGAGTAACTGACACTATTCAACTAAACCTATACAATGCATAATACGAAAGATATAAAGTACTTTAACCGAGACTTCGAAGGACTAAAAGACCTACTAGTAGATTTTACAAAAACCTACTATCCGAACACCTACAACGACTTCTCCGAAGCTTCTCCTGGAATGATGCTCATAGAGACCTCCGCATATGTCGGAGACGTACTCTCATTCTATCTAGACAATCAGATACAAGAAACCTTCGTACAGTACGCAAAACAAACGGAAAGTATATACAACCTAGCTTATATGTTAGGGTATATACCGAAAGTTACAAAGACTTCAACAGTTGCAGTGGATATCTACCAACAACTACCCGCTAAACTTTCCGGAGGTTTATATGTACCGGATTACGACTATACACTATACATCGCAGAGAATACCACTTTAGTAACTAACCCTGGGAGAATTAACTTCCTTATACAAGATTCAGTGGACTTCAACGCCTCTAGTTCATACGACCCAACAGAAGTAACAATATATCAAACCAGCGGAGGGAATCCACAGTATTATCTACTTAAGAAAACTAGAAAAGCCATCTCCTCAACTATATCAACTCAACTTGCTACATTTACAACACCGGAAGCATTTAGCACTGTTACTATAACAGCTGCTGATATTATAAAAGTATTAGATATAACTGACTCAGACGGGAATGTATGGTACGAAGTACCTTACCTAGGTCAGGAGATGGTATACAAACCCCTTCGAAACGTTAATACTAACAACCCAAACACCTATACCGACACAGATGCTCCATTTCTATTGAACTTAGAAAAGGTATCAAGAAGGTTTGTTACTAGGTTTAGAACAGACGGATCTTTAGAGATTCAATTTGGTTCAGGAACAACCGGAGATGTTGATGAAGTTATAGTACCTAATAGTAATAATGTAGGTATAGGACTACCCTTCGAACAGATCAAAATGACAACTGCATTTGACCCAACTAACTTCCTATACACAGACACCTACGGGATAGCTCCTGCTAACACAACATTAACAATAAGGTACCTTACAGGCGGCGGGGTTACAGCTAACGTAGATGCAGATACAGTAAATACAGTAATATCTACCGGTAATGCATCATTTCAAAATAGTAACCTAAACGCAATCACATCAAATTATATTTTCGGAACTTTAGCAACGAATAATGAAAAAGCCGCTTCAGGTGGAGGAGACGGTGATACTTTGGAGGAGATTAGACAGAATACTTTAGCAAGCTTTCAGTCACAATTAAGAAACGTAACAGCAAAAGATTATGCTATTAGAGCTCTATCAATGCCATCTAACTACGGAGCTGTTACCAAATCCCACGTAGAAGCTACTAAAGCAAATGAGCATATACTACCTGGTGAAATACCATCTACATTAAGCCTGTATATCCTAGGGTTTGACAAGGATAAGTACTTAACACAGTCATCCTCTACAATTAAACAGAACCTAAGCACATACCTATCTGAGTATAGGGTAATAGGGGATACTGTTAACATTAAAGACGGGTTTATAGTTAACATAGGCATAGACTTTGAAATCATAATATTACCCAACTTCAACAACGATGAAGTGCTTAGTAGGTGTATCACAGAACTACAAGAGTACTTTAATATCGATAACTGGACCTTCAATCGCCCCATATTACTGAACGAACTTTATATTAACCTGGATAAGTTAAGAGGTGTGCAGACTGTTAAAAACGTTACTATAACCAACAAAAGCGGAGTAAGTAATGGATACTCGGAATATGCTTACGATATCGACGCTGCAACTGAAAATAACATAGTATACCCTTCCTTAGATCCCTGCATATTTGAAGTAAAATACTTAAATACAGATATAAGAGGTAGAGTAGTATCCCTGTAACAAGTATATGATATTAGTAAGTTGTTATATTTATACTAAATGGCAATCTACAAAATATTCCCAACAGCTGATGCTACCCTATATTCCGGGTATCTAGATGCTAATACTGGACTGGATGAAATACTAGAAGCATCTACCAACTACCTAGTAAACAACCCTACAGTAGTAGGTGCAAACCCACAAGCTTCGAGAATGTTATTACAATTTAGCCCTACCGAGATATCTTCCCTATTCGAGGATAGGATAAAAAACTCAACATGGACAGTGTACCTTAGATGCTTCACTGCTAATATAACCGGTCTATCTAGTACAAGCACAGTAAAGATCAACGCAGTAGCAGAGAGTTGGAACATGGGTACAGGTAAGTTTTTAGACTCACCGGAAAATCAAAGCGGAGTATCGTGGAGGTATAGTCAATATACCGGCGGTACACAGTGGACTACCTCATCATACACTCCCGGAACAACAGGGTCTTATAATATAACTACAAATTCACTCTCCGCAGGAGGAGGTACATGGTATACCGGGTCAGAAGCAACCTACACATTCCAATACTATACAGACCCGGATATCACTGCAGATGTAACTTCCATAGTGACTAACTGGTCTTCATCTGCTTTTAATAACTACGGAGTGATAGTGAGACAGACTGCTTCACAAGAGTTCGTAGATAATATAAACGAACAGACGACTATAAAGTACTTTTCAAGAGATACACACACAATATACCCCCCACAGTTGGAATTTAAGTGGGACGATTATACATACGCAACCGGTAGCTTAACAGTACTTAACACAGTACCTGCAACAGTGGAAATATCAAATAACCCAGGAACCTTCTACAAACAGAGTGTAAATAGGTTTAGAGTTAACGCAAGACCTAAGTACCCACCACGCATCTATCAGACTAGCTCACTATATACACAAAACTACGCACTACCGGAAGAAAGTTACTACAGTATAAAGGATGTCTACACAAATGAAGTTGCTATCAGCTACGATAGTACTTATACTAAGATAAGCTGTGACTCAACTGGAAGTTACTTTGACTTATACCTTGACGGATTACAACCTGAAAGGTATTACAGAATCGAGGTTAAAACTACTATTGGAAACACAGTACTAATAGTAGACACGGAAGAATTTAAGATAAGTAATAAGTAATGAGCGAACCAGTAAACATACAGGTAACAACCTATAATAAATCACAATTTAACCAAGCAATAAACACAGGGTTTACTCAATTCGCACCTCAAGTAACCAATACACCTGCTCCGGAAGATATTATAGACGTACCGGAATTCTTTATAGCATACCAAAACCTATTTTTAGAAATCCCCAAAGAGGGTGAAATAAACTCACACCAATACCTTGTAAATACAAGTAAGGAGTACGCTGGGGGAGTAGACATAAGCGAAGAGGTACTTGCACTGACTCAAGAAGTAACAGAGTTGAGAGAAGAGAACATAGCATTACAGAAACAAGTACTGCACTTAGCAGAACTAGGTTCATTAAACATAGATAACATTACGGTATAATGGCAGAACCACTAGTATCACCCCTAGGCAGCGGTACATTAAACAGGAACCAGGTAACCACCCTAACAGCAACTGACAGCGCTAACATAGATACCACACAACTCACCAAATACTTTAATGTACTGTCGGATATACTTCAAGGGTATATTTACGATATTAATGGTAATTATCTTAGTGACATAACCACCGGGTATAAAGTTCAAGGGGAGATAAACGGAACCGGTACTAATGCGCTTATACTAGACCCCGGCGCAGATGCAGTAGCAAATGGATATACACAAGGTCAATACCAAATACAATATAACTATCTCAACCCACTACTAAAAAACAACCCTTCTCTCTATATAGTAGAGATTTCTGCCGATAGGACGGAACTTAAAGTTAATAGTAGGTTACTAAACAGCCTGCAATTAGTAGCAGCCGCAGACGCTATACAGGAAGACCTGTCTAATACCACTACAGTATATGGGTATTATCTAGATTTCGGACAAAACCAACTAGAATTTGCAGTGAATGTAGGGTATGAAGGTAGAAACCTATTAGTTAAGCTGTATCAACCACTCCCTCCAGTAATAGGTAACGGCAGTACCTTCAACGTATATAATAAGATATCCGACTCTAATATATACAGTGTAGTATTCCCTCAAACAGAAATACAGTTAGATACTGTGAAGAACCTTAGGGGACCTAATAAGAACCTGCGGATAAAGACACAGACTAATAGTACCACAGTATACAAAGATATACTAACCTTAACTAGTGCCTCATCCCCAGGTATGACTAATCAACTGAGTAGCGTACTGGCGGAGAATAGAGCTGAACTTAATACCGACTATACCGACTATAATAACTTTTCATTCTTCAGTTCTGCTAACACTAGACTTACAAATTTTAATTATAAAGCTACTCAACTAGAAACATTTACTGAGAAGATATCAACCTTAAACGGGTTAACAGCAACACCTCCAGCAGAGTTATTAACAAGTAAAGCATACTACCAGAATCAGATCAAAAGTATAACTAAAAACTTTGACGGTTATGATTATTACCTCTACTACAGTAGCGGCTCACATACCTGGCCTAAACAGAATACTACCGCCCCATATACACTCTACTCATATACCTCTTCAGAAGCTACCGCTTGGCTGAGTTTACAATCCGACACCGCTATCGCTTATGATAGGGAAAATAGAAACAACCTGTTTGAAATATTCCCAAGCTACATAATAGACGATGACGACAACGCTAACTTTAACTATTCACAGAACTAACTGCACAGATGTTCGATGAGATTTGGTTATATACTAAAGCTCTAGAAAATAGACAGGATGGAGATAATAGACTAGGCGGCGGCATATCAATAGATTTAGTAGCTGATGCACTAGAATCCTACGGAGTAGACCTGTACGCAAGTAGTTTATCAAATAGCGATGCATTCACTGCACTACTAGGAGTAACTGCAGCCGGAGGATTGCTCCCTCCAACAGGAAGTGAATTAATCACAAACTACGTAACAGCTTCTGCAGAAATCACTCCATTTAATGAAGCACAGAAGTTGATATACAAGAGAATATACCACAACTTACCGTACCTGCTTAAAAAGAAAGGTACCGCAGCAGGTCTGAGAGTGCTACTAAACTGCTTCGGAGTACCGGACACTACCTTAAGAATATCAGAATTTGGAGGTAAGGATAAAAATGCAAATACATGGGACTACTGGTACAGCCAATTCAACTATGCATTTGAAACATCAGGGTCTGGGTACATAAGTACACCGTGGGAAGGTCCTGCCTTTACTTCATACTGGATCGCTAACAGTCCGATAACACTGCCTTTAGTAAGTACGGGTACGTATAATATGACCGTAGATTGGGGGGATAGCTCTACAAGCACAATAACCGCTTGGAATGATGTTTCAAAAACTCATACCTATGCTAGCTCAGGAAACTATACCGTAACAATAACCGGAGAATGTAACGGCTTTGCATTTAACAACACCGGATACACGTCAAGCATAGTTGATGTGTTTGATTGGGGTAGTTTAATATTATCTACAAGCGCTTCCTTCTACGGAGCTAACAACCTAGGAAGTAACAGAATTTCTAATGAAATAACCGCAACAGGTCGACCATCAGTAAATACTACTAGTTTTAAGGATATGTTTAGAGGAGCTACAATATTTAAAGGTTCTGTAGAGGGGTGGAAGACAAACACAGTAACCTCTCTAGAGACTTCATTTAAAGATGCAGTAGGGTTTAACTCACCCCTAAACTGGGATGTAGCTAATGTAACAACTTTACAAGGTACATTTGAAAACGCTACAACATTTAACCAAGACCTAGACTGGACTACCTCTCTCGTTACGAA